TACTACAGCTCTAGCAGGAAAATAATTTGAGTAATCAACAACAGGTTCATTTAATACTTTACCTAATAGCAATCTAGCAAAACCTGAGCAATCAAAAAACCAATCTGCAGATAAAGATCTATTACCTTCTAAATTAATAGATGCTATATCTCCGTTTTCTTTTAATGTAGAATGCGTATATACTCCTTCTATTAATTTTATTCCTCTAGACAATGCTATTTCTTTAAAATATGCGGCGGCTCCTCTACTTTCAAAGTGCCACATAGGGACGCAAGGTAAATCAGACTCCGCTCCAAAAGGAACTTTTTGATTTTTTATAAACTGAGTGGCATAAAATGCTCTTGCGATAGGAATATCATTAGCGACAATAGTTTTTAGATATAGATCTTTTTCTTGCTCGCTATTCATTATTGAATATAATGTTCCTAGACTCAATTCTTCTTGAGGAGCTGTTCTTACATATTCAGTCCAACCGTCGAGCCATGGAGCATAATCAGTTTGAAGGGAATGTATGAATTCTGTTCCTACTCCGTTCCAGTTTTTAAAATATCCTCCTACTTTAGGAGTAGCATTTACTTTGCGAATGAAATCATTAGAATCTATTTTCAAATGTTTTAATAGGCTAACAAATGTTGTAGTTCCGCTTTCTCCTGCTATAATCGGAGGCTGGTTAGGGTTTTCAACTACTGTAACATCAACATCTGGGTAGTTCCTATGTAAAAATAATGCAGTCAGCCATCCGGCAGTCCCGCCACCTAGAATGATTGCTTTAGAGTTTATATGTGAGTTCATCGTATCTTTCTTTTAATCTGTTAATTGCTTCTCTATGAGTAAACACTTCGACTTTTAAATTTTCAGTCTGCTTTGCATCTGCTATGTTGTGCTTGGATAAATCTGTATATTTTCCGAGGTGTTTTTCGTATTTCTCTTTAATTGCTGTATGATCAAACATTCTCAAACCGTGCATGACTTGAGCATAATTCAAATGACTGAATAATATTAACGGCACGTTAAAATAATATCCGTTAGGGAAAGTTTTCTTAAAATAATCTAAATATTCTCTATTAAACTCTGTTTTAACAATTTCATTTTTACACCAACGCCAAAACTCTGTGTCATTTCTTTCTGTGAAATAGTGCAGCTGAATAAAATCAACAATATTTTCTGCAATTTTAGACATGTGATCGTTGTATCGTTTAGCAGTTAAATCTTCACCTCGATCGTAAAAGAAAATAGAAGGAGTTAAAATGAAACATTGCTGTATGGTAGTTCCGATACTAGAAGCTTCTAAAGGTTCAACAAATATACCGCTAAGGCCTACTTGCACACAATTCTTTATCCAAAATTCTTTAACATAACCTGCACCGAATTTAACTTTTCTGCCAATTTTTAATTCGTCTGAAATATTAAGATTGTCTTTATAATGTTTAGAAACTTCAGCATATGCTTGGTCTTCATTTATAAAACTGTCGCAGAATACATACCCGTTTCCGTATCGTTCTTGTGTAGGAATACGCCATACCCATCCGCTACCTAAAGCAGTTGCTTCTGTGTATGATGGAATGTTTTCAGTATATCCTGTGGGGAATGCTATAGCAGAATTCATAGGCAATTGATCTGTGCAATCCACCCATTGTGTTCCTAATGCAGTTCCTATTATTCTTCTAAATCCACTAGAGTCTATGTAAAAATCATAAGCATGTGAATTTCCTTGTTTGTCTTTAAGCTCTTTTACATAGCCTTGATTGTCAAGAATTACCTGTTCAACTTCTGTATCTACAAAATTAATTCCTCGTTCTCTGCATTTTTTGTGTAAGAAATCATTAAGTTTAAATGTATCAAAATGATATTGAGCTAAAATATCATGCAGCGGCTCTACATGACGACTCTGTTGACTCAAAGCCCACGACGTATCTAATGGATCTAAATTTTGACCTGCCATATAAATCCATGTAACTGGCAATCCGCTTTCTTTAGAATGATGACCGTATTGCTCACTAATACTGTGAAAATAGCTAGTCTTATCTCCGTGCCAGTCTGTGAATTTGATACCAATTTTAAATGTAGCACCACATTCTCTAATTAATTCTGGAACAGAAATTCCTACATGTTCGATAAATTTTTTCCAGTGCTCTGTAGATCCCTCACCTACACCGATGATACCTATTTGACTAGATTCAATTACAGTTACTTTTAATTCTGGATAGGCGTGTTTAAGCATTAGTGCAGATACTAGTCCGCTGGTTCCGCCACCTACTACACACAGTGAGTCTATCATGATTTATATTCCAATACAATATTGCTTAGTTTTTTAATATGATTAACAGCTTCTCTACAGGTCAGCCATCCGTCGATCGGTTCGTGTTCTATTTGGCTGAGTATTTGTTTATATTCGTCTTTTTTATGGCTGAAATGTTTTTCATATAATATTTTGATACTAGCTATGTCAAACATTCTAAGACCGTGCATTACTTGAATCCAGTTTAGGCAGTCGTAGATTCTAAAATTACTCATCAACCCGTCTTCTGGTAACAGAGTTTGATTTACAAAATTTTTCTTAAAATTTTCAAGATTTTCTTTGTTAAAATCTGTCATGGTCATTTCATTTTTGCACCAGCGCCAAAATTCTGTATCGTTTCTTTCTGTAAAATAATGTAACTGTATAAAGTCTAGAATATTCAACATCATATCATCAACTATACGATTATATTCTTTAATGGTTCCTGTATCCGACTTACTCCAGTTCCATAAAGACGGCACTAGCATTTGCAGTTGTTTAATTGTTGTTGATATACTGCTGGCCTCTAATGGTTCAACAAAGTTGCTGCTAAGACCAATAGATACACAGTTTTTAATCCAGGCACGATTAACTTTTCCAGACACATAATTGATCTTTCTACCTATATGAATAGTATCTTTAAAATGTTTTTGAATTTCGTCAACTGCCTGTTGCTCAGATATAAAGTTATCACTAAAAACGTATCCGTTGCCAAATCTATCCTGCACAGGACTGCGCCAATGCCACCCGGCGTCCATAGCTTTGGCTAATGTATAAGGTGGAATTTTTTCTTCGTAGGCTGTTTGAAAAGCAATGGCAGAATTTAATGGAAGATGTTTCGACCAATCAACCCAGTCGGCGCCTAGTTTAGATGATATCACACGTTTAAATCCGCTGCTGTCAATAAAGAAATCTGCAGAATACTGATTGCCTTGATCGTCAACAATTGCAGTAACAAATCCGTCGTTATCAATTATTGGTCCTGTGATTTCAGCATCAACAATTTTTATTCCTAAAGAACCACATTTTTTTTCTAAAAATGCATTTAATTTTTCACTGTCAAAATGAAATTGATAATAATCAGTTAGGGGTTCTCTAACATAACCCTGCATAGGTAGATCCCAGTGCATTTTATCACTAGGAATGCCGCCGGCAATCATGCCCATCATGTTATAAGGAGCGCCGTTGAAACTGTCCATCCATATTAAAAATTCTGGAAGACTGTGAAAGTAACTAGTTCCGTCACCATGCCAGTTTTCAAACTTAATACCAATTTTAATCGTAGCTCCGCATTCGTTGATTAAGTCTGTGATATTAATTCCCACAGCATCAGAGAATCGTCGCCAGTGTTCAGTTGAGCCTTCGCCAACGCCAATAGTGCCAATTTTTTTAGATTTAATCAAAGAAATATCTAACGAAGGCAATGCTGTTTTAAGATAAAGCGCAGCCATTAGGCCCGCATTTCCGCCACCTAATACTATAACGTCATTTATCATTGATTATCCTTAGTGTTGCTTTTGAATCTGTAGCGAGGTTATGATTAATTTTTCCATTGGGCAAACTGTTAAAACTAATAATATATCTATTTTTATCACCTAGATGAGGCAAACTGCTGTGATACATCCAACTAGGAAATAATACTAACTTACCCGGCTCCGCTGTTACTTTATAAAACGGGTTATAGTCATATCGTAATACTTCTAGTTGTGCCTGTGTTCTATGGATGACAGGATCTTCAAACTCTGTCGGAGAACCTTCACTGAGATAATACACAGCACTCCACATACTCATAGAATGTCTATGCACATTTTGAAACATTTGATACTCAGCAAGAGCAACGTTAAACCATGTGCTGGTAATTTCTAAACTGTCACAGTCATATTTCATGTAATCTTTAACAGAATTTAAACATTGATCGAACCAAGCAAACAATTCTTTAAATTCTGGATGACTTCTAAGATCTACAATCATACTAAGTGTAGAAGTTTTTTTAATTTCTATATTGTCTAACTTGTCTAATTGTGAAATTAGATGCTGATTATCAATATTAGGATTTTTAAAGACAAAAACTTCCGTGGGAAATAGCTCTAAAATTTCCATTAAAATTCTACCCAACCTGTTAAAAGATATTTTTCTCCGCTGAGTGGTGGATTACCTCTGTGCGTGTGAGTAAACCCAGCTGGCCAAATAACCAACGTTCCTTGTGTGGCCGGAATTCTAACTCCTTGGTATAAAAATTCTGTTTCACCACCTTGTTCGATAGTATTAAGATAGAGTCCCCAAGATAATACACGACCTGCACGTTCTAGGCTGTCCGACTCAAAATGCCAGATATGATACCCTTGTCCGGGCAGTGTTTTTTGTAATTTCATCATGCGCACCTGATGCTTGCTGGCTTCAGATAATATGCTGTAATGCTCTACGTATTGGTTGTAACAGTTCCAAAACCGATCCATAAAATATGTGATAAAACTGGTATCCGGAGTGAATCTTAGGCTCTGCTGTTCTAAAACAAATACCGCACGATCGTTCTTTTTATGACTCGGAGCATCGCCTATTTGGACACGACTATAGCTAAGGTTTAGCCCAGCCATAGCTTCGTAATGATCTATAAGAACTTGACATTCTTCTGGAGTCATTACACCGTCGAATACGGCAATATCTTTGTTTAAATCCATGGTTAAAATATCCTGTAGGGTATTTATGTGTGTAGTTTTTAGCCGAGTTTAAACCAGAACACCGTTTTTAACTCCGCGATAAATATATAATCATAATGGATTTTAAATATGGCGACAGATCGTAACCCTATTCTAGACAGCGTAAGAATAATACCCAGAGAGCAGGAATTCCTAAACAGAAAGGTAGGCTCTCGTGGAGAGATCTTTTACGACCGTGAAGATAACGCTTTAAGACTGTTTGATGGTGTTGAACCCGGCGGTTTCGCCCTGCTAAGAGCAGATTTAACCAACGTTGAGGGAGTAATTGGAGCCCAGCCTAGCGCCACAGTTCCAGCTATAGCTCAGGTCGGAGCTATGTGGTTTAATACTACCAATGGTAGACTCTTTGTATACTACAACGATGGTAACAGCAATCAATGGGTGCAACCTACTTCTAGTTTTTATGATCAGCAAGGAACTCCTACTGCATTAGCATTTCCTGGTTCACCAACAGTCGGACAGACTGTTACTAACGGTGTAGATACTTGGGAATGGTCTGGCACTTATTGGGGTATTAAAAATCAAACAACTCTAAGTCTTACAGGACTTACAGTTTCTAATGTTATAGACGGACAAGTTGACAGCATATCTAATCATACTATATCTGCTCTCAGCGATGTGGGCAGCACAGCAGGTGCAGCCAACGGTGATGTTCTAGGATATGATACTGCTCAACAACAATGGTTACCAATAACACTATCATCAACATTTAATGGTGGAACAATCAGCAATCCATTATTTGTAAACAATAATACCGCAAGCACTTCATCAGTAACTGGTGCGCTAAGAGTATTGGGAGGAGTGGGTGTCGGTGGAGAATTATTTGTTGCGTCTAATATTAATGCTAGATTTAGAGGTGAGCTAAGACTTTGGGACAACGACAACACACAACACATTGGTTTCCGTGCCCCAACTAATGTAACAACAAACACAGTCTGGACACTTCCTGCCACAGACGGAACTATCGGCCAAGTATTGACTACTAACGGTTCCGGAACACTAAGCTGGGCCACAGTAACCAGCGGTGGTGGAGGTGGTGGAGCATCTAATCCACCTGGTGGCGCAGACGGAAATATTCAGTTTAATAACAATGGATCATTTGGTGGCACAGCTAATCTAGTCTGGGATGATGCTACCAATACGCTAGGAACATTTGAATTATATGTTAATTCAACAACAACCAGCACATCTCCTACAACGGGCGCAGTTATCGTCGACGGGGGTGTAGGAATTGGCGGAAGGTTAAATGTCGGAGGTCAAACAAAAGTGACAGCCAGCACAGCTTCAACATCAACAACTACCGGAGCCTTTGTAGTAACAGGAGGTGCTGCCATAGGCGGCAGCGTCCATGTTGGCGGGAATGTAAATATAACGACAAGCCCAACAGATCCATATCATGCAACAAATAAATCGTATGTTGATGCTAAAGCGTTGGCATTTTCAATGGCGTTCGGAGTTTGAGGAAAAATTAAATGGCAAAAAAATTAGTTAAAAATTATGTTTTTACACCTGGTAGAGGTTTAACCTATAACGCTTATCCAGATGCATGGCAAGCGATACACAATAATAGAGATTTTCTTCTTAGCGAAATCACATCTTTCAACACCAACCAGGTTGCCGACGCTACAAAATGTGCTAGAGACCTAGGATACATCATTGATGCATCTGTATTCGATATGGCTCTGGGCACAAATTATAATGCTATCTTCCAAGGACTAGCAGAATACAATTCAGACTACATTTCAGGAACAGTTATTAGAACTATCCAACGAACAAGAGATGAAATGTTAGGCAGAGCGGGTATAACTGGTGTAGCTACTCCTACAACAAGATTGACCAACTATTACAATGAAATTGTAGACATTGCACAAAACGGACGTAACGCTGCCGATGCATACACTTTTACAAATCCATCATTGGGTGTAACAACCAGTCAAATCGCTGCCAAAGACAAATTAGTAGCCAATGCCAACTTCATTGCTGCAGAAATCAATGCATGGGTGGCTGTTAATTACCCTGGTGCTGATCACGATCCTGCAAAATGTTCACGAGACGTCAAGTATGCAGTATATTCTTTTGCCTACGATATCTTATACGGTGGTAACAGTGCTACCTACGACAATGCAAGATTCTTCTTTTATTTCGATCCTGCATTAAATCCTGGGATTGATCCTACACACAAAGCACAAACAGTATCGGCATACGATTATCTGGCACAGATTCTAAGTCAGATCGTGCAAGGAACTTCAATCACCAAAAGCGCAGGCAATGCTTTGACTCAGGTTACTTCTGGAAATAATGCGAACTCTACTGATGCAACGACCATTTACAATCTAGCTATTGTTATCAAAGATGTTATCAACAACGGAACCAGTTCTCTTCCAGGAACAAGAACTACTCCAACCCTAGCATCTTTGGGTGTATCATCAGAATTACTAACCGCAGTTACAGCTATCGGTAATGCAAAAGCCGCAGTTATTGCTTCAGTGAATGGATTCGCTGGTTACGTGTTTGACACAGCGAAGTGCCGAAGAGATTCTGGATATGTTTTAGATGCATTGCTGAGTGATTTAAGATATGGCGGCAACGAAGAAATTCGAAGAGTGGCTTCAAAATACTGGGACGGGTCGACTCCTCAGATCGATGGATCAAGATTACCTGAATATGAAACATATCTATTTGTAACTGATCTAGTAAACAATTTTATCATTGATAATCTCGCTGTAGCAGATCTACAACAAACAGAAGAACCTCAAGTTATTGACGGCTCGTTAAATGGCGAGGTTGGTGCAAAAGCCAGAGTAACAGCCTTGCTCGACATAGTGGTTGATGTGATCACTACAGGTTTATCAGTATTACCAGCAGAGAATGTTCAATTAGCACGTATAGCGATCCTTGGTAAAATTGAATTAGAGGATTTACTACTGATCAGTAACGTTACTACTAACACAGTAATGTATAATTTTGCTGATCCAGAAAAAGGCGGAACAGTATTCTTCATAGATGAAAATACCACAGATTATCCTCAAGCTATTACTACCAGCAATGGTGTTACTTACATCCGTGTAAAAACTGACTGCTATTCGATGAGTTCGTCGGACGCTGTTCAAATTTTCTTAGAAAATTCTGAACTAAGAGTTCGCCCTTATGATTTTGGAACAGATGCTATTGAACGTATGCGTGTGGCCCAACCACAGGCCATGCTTGACGCTGACTTTGAATACGGTCTACAGCCAACTAAGTGGCAGGCCATTGGTATGCAACGTGGCTATCCAGCAACCTTTGAAGTTTCTGCAACTGACGTTTCAGTGACTTCGGTT